GACTCAAGCTCTTCAATGGCCTAGAGATGGAGTTAGAAAACCTGATACTTATATCAATACTTATGCAACTGGTTTCCCTTTTCGTATTACCACTGACTATTACACAACGACAGAAATACCAGATCAAATAAAAAAAGCTCAAGTTGTCTTAGCTGTTTATTTACAAAACAATCCGAGCGGTATTGGCTTAAGTGGATTGGAAGATTACAAAACTGTTCAGGTTGGGAGTTTAAATGTTACTCCTAATTTTTATGGGTCAGTCGGTGCCGATAGAATCCCCCCAATCGTTGAAAGATACTTCACTGGTCTTAGAATCAGTGGACCAGGAAACGTAGCCATCAAACGGAGCTAATCATGCCTTACGACTATCCAGCAGCATTAATCATCACTGACACAAGCGCACATACAGGGCGTTTTGGAAAAGTTCATGCTTTAGCAGATGCTTCTTGCACTTTTGTCTCTGAATCTTTGACCGAGAATGGTTCATCAACTATTAACGGAATAACGATGAAAGCAGGAACAGAAATAGAAGGAATTATTATCACAAGTATTACTTTGGCAAGTGGTCAAGTAGTTGCTTATCGTTTATGAGTTTAGCTACTGCACTTAAGAACGTTGCTAAGAAAGCCATTGCCAAATTTGGTGATGAGATTACTTATCGTGCAATTTCTGCGGGTGCATACAACACAACAACAGGAGCTATTTCTGAATCAAATTCAGATACAACAATCAGTGCATTAATTGAAGAGGTTAATGCAAGAGAAGTTAATGAACTTGTTCAGGCTGATGATAGAAAAGCAACTATTCCAGCAGCCTCTTTGAGTTCTGTTCCTTCTACTTCTGATCGTGTTTTAATTGGTGGTGTAAATCATCAAATTATTAGGATTGAGACAATTACTGATGGTGGTACAACTGCTGTTACTTATGAGCTTTTCTTAAGAACATGAGCGTAGAGATTCCTATTAATGGCATTGGTGACTTCTTGGAAAGTGAAGTTGATAAGTTGCTGCGTGTTGTCGTTTTTGAAGTTGATGCTGCTGTAAAAGAAAACACCCCAGTTGATACAGGTCGAATGGCTGCTAGCTGGATGATCGGAGAAAACGAAGCAAATGGAGAACCGAAAGGGCCAGGGAAATATACAAGTGCTGGAGATGCAACAGGTAGTAATTACAAACCCGGACAAGAAAAAGTAGGAAATGTTTATAGCATCCACAATAATCTTCCTTATGCAGAAGTTATTTGCTATACAGATCATTCAAAGAAAGTAGATCCCGGCTGGTTTGAATTAATAGCTAAAAACACATCAAAAAGAATTGAGGATATTTGGAACAATGACATCAAAGGTAAGACCTGATGGCTGCACTTAATCTCAATACAATTCGTGCTGCTATTGAAGGTCGTTTAAGTACGGAATTGGCTGGCAGTCCTGTAATTCCTGTCGTTTTCCATAACATGTCTTATACCCCAACACCTGCTGATAGTTGGGTTCAATGCTTAGTTAGTTTTGGAAACAGCTCTTATGAAACAATGGGAGATTCTTCTAGTTCTAGCAATCTTGTCCTTGGAGTTGTCTTGATAAATATATTTACAGCGCAAGGGATTGGCCCTGGATCAAACTTAACTATCGGCAAGAGGGTCAGAGATTTGTATAATCGGATTACTGTATCGGGTGTTCATTTTGATCCCCCGATTGGGCCAGAGGTGTTGTCGTCGGCAGCTCCCGAAGGCTACTTCCAAACTCAGGTCAGAATGACCTTTGAAACCTTCGAGGATCTTTAAACTATGGCTTTTTACAAAGGGCAGCAAGGCTCTGTCAAATTCGATGATGCAGGTAGCTCGGCTGCTGCTATTACATCAACTCGTTCTTGGTCAATGACTGTTGACAAAGCAGTTCTTGAATCCACAGCATTGGGTGATACTTATGCAGGAAATGTTGGCGGCATTATTAGCGGATCTGGCTCTGTTGAAATTCTTTATACAGCAAGTTCTTCTGATGAAACTAATGTTTTTATTGAAGCTGCTAATACAGCGACAGATGCAGGTGGAGCATTGTTTGAATTATATTTAGACACAACAGGAACGAAGAAAATTTCCTTTGATGGGATTATTACTTCTGCTGATTATTCCGCTACCGTTGGAGAAGTTGAAGTAATTACTTGCAACTTCGTTACTAACGGAACAATCACCTTAAGCATTTAATTAATTATGGCTTTTTATAGAGGACAACAAGGCACTGTCAAGTTTGACAAAGATGCTTCAGGTGGCGTTTCAGAAATCGCTGCTATTCGTTCATGGAGTGCAAGTTTAACTAAAGAATCTCTTTCTGTAGATGCACATGGCGACACAAGTCATGCCTTTATTGGCGGGATGCTTGGCGGTTCGGGATCTATTGAGGTTCTTTATGACGCACCCGGTTCAGGTGATAAGTTAGACCTTATAAAAGAGGTCGTAACAACTGACGACCCTGCTAATGCTTTTGCTGAACTGTATCTTGATGAGTCTGGAGGCAAAAAGATTGAGGGAAGCATCCTAGTGACGGGTGCGGAGTATGGTGCTAGCGTTGGCGAGCTAGAAACAGTTAGTGTTTCTTTTACCTTTAATGGTGCGCCTACTCTGGCTGTTTAATTAATGACAACAACACCTTCTCCTAAAAAGTCGAGACTCGTCGATAGATGGGTTTCTTCTTTTGATCTTAATTCAAGACGCAAATTCACGATTAATGATGAGAACGGAGAGCCACTTGAAGATTTATATTTTAAGCCTTTAACAAGATCAGATCGTCTGCGTGTCATGGACACATTAGGCACAGATGATGGATATAGGATGAGTACTGCTTTTCTTTGCCAAATGGCAGAGTTAGAGGATGGGTCGAAGGCTTTTGCTATGGCTGATGTTCCGAAGTTACAAAGAGAATTGCCTGAAAAGGAACTAGCAAGGGTTGAGGGCTTTCTTTTTGAAGTTGGAGAGAATAGTGATATAGAAGAGGTAAAAAACGATTAAGGGGGGATAACTGGTTAAATTTCGAGTTCTTCCTTGCAACAGAATTAAAAATGACTGTTAGTCGTCTTCGCTGTGAACTCAGTGAGGACGAATTTATATCTTTTGCTGCATATTACAGTTTAAAAAATGAAAGAGAAAAACAAGAAGCTTCTAGGATAAGAAGCCAAGCATAAAAAATAGCCTTCAGTCATGGGAAAACTGAAGGCTAATTCCAACCGCTTTTCTTCTACTATGCAGAGAGTCCTCGCCAAAACTCTCGTCTTTAAGATAGCAATTCGAAAGGAAAAAACAATCTAGTTAATTGTTTAACAAGTTTTTTTTGCTGGACAAATTAGTGAAAACACCATGTTGAGGGTGGTCTAGCTTGTGCCTGTTATCTAAAAAATATAATCGTTCCATTTCAATCATTCTATTATGTTGTTCCTTTACTGAATCAATCATCTTTTCCTCCATCCTTGGGGATCTCTTTTAGTTACTTCCAACCTAGCAATATCCTTTTCTATAGCATTTAAACGATGAAATATTTCACGTATATCACCTTGTCTTCGACTGGATCGATTAGCTAAGACCATTAACGCTCCAGAAATAGCTGCCCCTATCAAGGCTGCGAGTAGTTCTTGAGGCATTTTTATCCTTTTGGAGTAATCTTAGACTATTGTTTCTATTCTTTTATGCCTGAAACCAAGCCTGAAAAGAAAAGTTTGATTCAAAAACTTCAGGATAAAGTTCCTGATAGAGATGAACAATTTGAGTACATCTCAGTCGCAGTCAGGCTTTTGGTAGTTTTTTGGAGTGGCAGTCTCGTAACTTTAAATTACTTACCTAAGATTCCTGGCCTAACAAGTGGAGAAAAGCAGGATATTACATTTCCAGCTTCGCTCCTGGCATCCAGCCTAGCTTCATTCGGTTTAGAGAAGTCAGCTAAGAAGAAAGGTGATGGCACGTTTGAAGTTCCTCCAGAAGATAAGCCAATGACCAAGAAAGAAATGCAGACAATGATGGCTGAAGGTGGAGGTGGAAACTATCAAACAATTCGAGTGCTAACTCCGATCCAAATCAATGGAGCAGAAGTTGTAAAGACAGATCCTATTACTGGCAAAGAAATTGGGCCTGATGGGAGGTTGACATGATGACAGGAGATTTTTCAGGTGATCTTTCTATTGATGCGAGACAGGAAACTCGTATCGTTTGCACCGAAATGAAATTGAAAAGAGCAGAGGAAAAGATAGGTGATTTAGAGGACAGAGTAAGATTATTAGAGAAAAGAGTATTCCAAGCTGCCGCAGTTGTTAGTGCTGCTCTGGCATTATTAGGATTACTAGCCCAAATCAGTAAGGCTTACTTATGAAAAAGCTATTCTTACTACTCCTCTTAGCGTCTCCTGTTAATGCAGATATGACGCATAACATCACAACTTCAACTCAGTTGACAGTTAATGGAGCTTATACAGATGCAAGTCGTATAGGTAGTACTTATACAGTTTCAGGTTCCAATATTAAAGTTGCGACTGATAACCATTTTGGAAAGTTAACTGCGGGTACTGCTACAGCAGCAGCAACACTTGATGTTGGAGCGTATGACATCAATACAACAGGAAGTGCCTTTTCATTTAGTGAATCGTGGAATCAAGGTGACGCTGTAAATGCCATAGGTTCAGGGGTTGATGTGACTTCAGGTGTGGTGGCTGATATGCCAGCGTATGGTGAAGTTTTAACGATGTCTGGAGGTGTTGCAGGTGATTTAGCAGGAACAATTACCAGTGCTGGAGTAGTAACTATAACCGCTGGAGGCGCAAACACATCTGCTATTGGGTCTGTGGTAACAAGTCTGACAGTGAAGTAATGAAGCGGTTTTTACTGCTATTTTTATTATCTTTTCCTCCTGCTTATGCTGTCCCCGTCGTACCAAACTTTTCGAGTGGTCAAATGTCAGCCACAACACGAACCACCCAAAATATTACTGAAACTATTGTCTCTACTGATTACAACACTGGGCATACATATACGATTAATGGAACGAATTTGTCTATTGATGGCACAACCCTTTCTCCACCGCCAACCGCAGTCAATGAAACAGTAAATGGAACGAGTTACACATGGACTGGAGCAGATTTAAACCAGAAACCAAACGTCACGATTGCAAATCCAGGTCAGGCGTTCCAATACGCAGAAAGTTACACTGGCCCTGGTATTTCAAACTTGACAACAATCAATCGAACAACAGTCTTAGAAAGTACAACAGAAACTACTTCAATCTTCTCGCAATAATATTATTTAGTGGGCAAAGTGCATTAGCTAATACTTCACAAACAGCAGCACCAGTAGCTAATACATCAGCATCGCTAACTAATATGGCGATCCAAACATTACAAGGAAATCTTATACAAAATCAGTATGGAGGAGGAGTCGTTTGTCAGGGGCCAATGTTGACATTTTCTCCTTTCATTACTGACTCACATAGCTTCTCTAAACCAAGAGAATACTGGTACGACTCTCCGGTCTACAGCGATGAAGGAGACATTTTATATCATCAAAGAACAAGGACAGGACACAAGGATAATTTTTCACTTAATGTTGGTGCAAGCTTAACTTTTTCCATGCCCTTAGATAAGAGATTCCAAGAGCGTTGTTTGAAAAATGCAAGACTGCAAGGAGAGCATCAACAACAACTAATTGATAATAAAAAGCTAGATTGGCACATAGCAAGACTTCGTGAATGTGGAAAATTAAAATTACAAGGAATTGAATTTGCTACTGATTCTCCTTACTTTAATCTCTGCGAAGATGTTGTTGTTAAACCTAAAATGGGTCAAGTTTTACCACATAGGCACCTTATTTCTTCTCCTTCACAGGAGGCAAACCCCGTTTCTCCCGATAAGAAATAGTTCGTCTTTCTGATAAGTTGGGTCGTTTTACTTTCTTACCTAAAGCTTTCTTAACCCTATTTA